ATCTTTGACGAAAAATGACCCAGTTTTCGATTGAAATATGGTGCGACGCTTATAGTTCAATAAGTTTGTCGCGATGTTCATATACTATAGGTGAGATGTTTATTTGTCCACGCCCACAAGTTGTAAGGTGAGCGTGATACAACCTCTTCTTGGGCTCCATGTGGCGACGTTGGATCTGATCGCGTCGCCCGTGAGGGAAACTTTCGCCGGTAGCGAAATTTCCGCCTTGTACTTCCCGGGTATCTTGATATGAAGAACTCTACGTCCTTGAAGCCTGGCGTAGTCACGAACAGTCATCTGCATCTCGCGCCTCGCGTCTGATACATAAATCTCCACCACGATGTTACCCCCGTTAGCGGGGCTCCACGTAACGCCTCCGTGCGCGGGGGGTCGAGCGCTGTTCCTGTCGGAGTAAATAATGACTCCAGGTTCTTTTTCGATACCCGCTTCGGCTGGTGTTTGCCCATTCCGGTATGCTAAATAAAGTGCGCGCGCGTCAACCTCATAGTAGCGGCACCTACGCCTATCGTGACCCAGTTGGTGACAGCGACCACAACGACGCGGACCCGAAGATCGACGTGGAGCAACTGGGACGGGTTTGCAAGTGTGAAGATTCTTGAGGTGATTACAGAACTGGAGGTAGAGGCCTTCGGGGATTTTATCCGATGCGTCGTCCAGCTGTGTCATCATCGTGCGTAAAATATTTTGTTGAGTAGTCATGTTTTTTGAGATTAAAAATATAAATTCTAGGCTTCACTTAGGTTTATTTAAAGAAAATCTTTGACATAAAGACATGAAGGTCCTGGCCATAGATATAGGATTTCACAATATGGGTCTCGTCCTCGCTGAGTGTGGGAATGGACCGGTGATAGAAGTTGAGTACATGAAAAAGGTGAGTTTGGAAGACTACAAATACATTTACAGTAATGACTTTGTTGACTTGGTTCCTTTATTTGTAGATGACCACAGGGATGTGTTCGACAAGGCTGAGAGGATCCTCATAGAGAGGCAGCCACCCCAAGGTTTTACGAATATCGAGATTCTACTACACTATATGTTCAAAGATAAGGTTCTACTAATTTCACCTTTAACAATACATGCACATTTTGGTATGGGGCATCTAAACTACGAGGAGCGGAAAGAGCGCGTTCTTGTCAAGATGGGAAAGTATGTAGATTTAGATACGATTCCATACGAGAGAAAACATGACATAGCTGATGCGTATTGTATGCTTTTATACTATAATTTCAAAATCAGTGTCCATTTTTTAGATAGGTTTAGATTTACTCGTTCCGCAAAATAGTAAGCGCATTTGCGGTGTATTCAAACATCTTGAACATTTCAGCGATGTTCTTTTTATCAATCGCAGAACGAAGTTTCTCTATGTTAAAATCGAACGACTCGCGTTCTTTTTGAAGTTCCTCTTCCAATTCTTTCCTCTTATTTTGAAGCATTTCAATTTTTTGCTCAATCTCATTGAGTGTTTTCTCTAATGACTTATCGAGGTCTTCAATTTCCTTTTGATATTGTTGCCTCTGCGCTGTCAAAATTTCTTTTTTAATAGAAGAAGATGTGTTTTCAAGTTTATTGTTAATACGATCAATCTTATCTTCACAATAATCCAGGTTTGAAATATAAGACTGTTTATAGAAATCTTTGATATTATCGAGGCGATAAATTTCGTTTGAAAGTTTCGTGTCCATATATACTCTATTTTAGTTTCTTATCTTTAAATACTTTGGTGACATCTTTTATAAACATATCAAAGTGTCCAAGGCGATACTGAACAAATGTCCAAAGTATGAAAAATAACGTCTTTGTTAATTTATTAACTTCGTTGTCATCCATCTTGTAGATTGGACCAACGACACGACCCATGAACGTTTCGTTCTTCTCTCGACCAGTCATGTACATTTCAGCTTGTGTGAGAGCACATGTATCGTCATTCACCGACCAATGATAAAAGATGAAGGGTATGACCATCGAATAAAATTCCAGATGTCTGCGATCATTTGTGAATGGAATGATAAGAATCCACAAAAGAAAAATAAGATGAATTAGGAAAATTATATTCATCTATTATATAATGACGGAAGAAAAAAAGATTTCCCGTGAAGATATGCGGCTATCATGGACAGATGGTCATGAAAATATTCTCAAACAGTGGGGTGAAGCTTCCGCGTGCTACAGGTATATGCACCACCGTGCGTTTTTTATTTACAGACGTTCCAGTATTCGTTTTACCTTACCAGTTATTATACTTTCTACTATAACTGGGACCGCAAACTTCGCCCAAGGTACATTCCCAGAAAATGTACAGTCGTTTGCTCCCTCAATAATTGGTGGTTTAAACCTGACTGCTGGTCTCATAGCGACCATATCCCAGTTCCTCAAAATAAACGAACTCATGGAAAATCACAGAACAGCTGCTTTGGCTTTTGGTATGCTCTCGAGGAACATTCGTCTTATGTTAGCCCTGGACAGGGGAGAGCGTAGTAAGGAGGGTTTAGATTTCGTCGGTGAATGTAAAACTGAATATGATCGCCTATTGGAACAGTCACCCTCGATACCCAAATCTGTATTGAGGCAGTTTGAGGATGAGTATCCACTTGACAACGTGTTTACTAAACCAGAAATTCTAAACGTGCGTTCAATTCCACTACTCACTTTACCGAGGACGATAGATCCAATTGAGGCGATGACTACCGGGACCCCCCTCGAGAAGTTAGGTAAATTTCTTTCAAAGAAGGATGAACCACCACCCGCTGGTTTCTTCGGACCCTCCCTAGATGAAGAGGAAGAGGAAGAGGAAGAGGAAGAGGAAGAGGAAGAGGATTCTACACCTGATGAGACGGAAGAAGAGACAGACGTCGAGCAAGGTAGATCAGAATAAGAATCATTAACAAATTGGTAAGCATACTACATGCAACGTATGGTACAATTTTCCTTTTTAAAGGTTCTACGATACGTTTATGTAGTGCGTCATTTTCGAGCACCAAATCTATGGCCTGATTAGTAAGATCATCGATGGATTCTTTCATTAAAGTAGTCGACCAAAAAAAAGACTCCCCAGTGACGACAATTCACACAAAACAAATTGATCTCATTCGTAGGTACATCAACGAGGGAAAAAATGTATTCATATGTGGAGCTGCTGGTGTTGGGAAATCCTATATTCTCAGACGTGTTCTTCAAGATACGAAACATGTAGAGTTACAAAGTGATCACCTAAAGAGTAAATCCCCATTTATGGCGTTCATAAAGAATTCCACAAAGCACGTCTTCATCGAAGACTACGACCCGATATTTAAACCAGTGATACAATCTGTATCGGATGGTAACCCCCTGTCCCGTGGATCTCTACTCGTGACAAGTACAAATATGTGTATGTATCCAAACTTTACGACAGTTTTCATCCAGAGACATAAACCTGATGTTCTATTGAAACTTACTGATAAGACCGGACTAGAGGCACGAAATGCAGCCATCCGTGCAAATGGGAATATCGAAATATTTTTCAAATATTTGGATGGATACGATGAGATGGATGATTTTCAGACACCAAAAGAATTTATAGCTGAGATTCTATCGGAAACTGGACCACTTGAAATATATGACAGTGTTTCCGAACATGGACATTTATGGGACATTTTTCAAGAAAATTATTTAGATTCAAAGGGTGTTGATATACTAAAAGCATCTGAGTCCTTTTCCGACGCGGATCGTTATGATGGAATAATGTATTCACAAGGTGATTGGAATCTTATGCCATACTTTATACTGCATTCTCTGACTATACCAAAATCGGCTCTCGGTATTCCACTTAGGAAGGACCAAATCCGTCCCGGGCGTTGTTGGACGAAATTTAGAAACTTCAAGATGCGGCAGCACAAGGTTGAAGATATCAAAAAGAAATCAAGGTTGGGGTTGGGGGTAGAGGAACTTTGCCTATTAAAGAGGTATGCCGAAATTGGTGAATTAGAACCCCTGGTTAGCTATAATATCACTCCACAGGATTTTGATATAATCAATCACCTTGCCGTCGGAAATGGCTTAAAATCAAGAGACGTGACAAGAGTAAAGAAAGCTTTGAAGAATGCCTACGGATGATGAAAAAGAAACTACCGACACCGAATGTATCCGAGTTGTGGGCAACGAGATTCTCTTTTATGGTGACATTGATCGAGAAAATGCTTTAGAATTTGTCGAACAGTTTAAGCAACTTGAGATTGATCTTTTGAAAAAACAGGCTGAACTTGTTGGGTATGAACCACAGATTCGTATTCACATCATGAGTGATGGTGGTGATGTATTTTCTGGTTTGAACATGATGAATGTTCTGGAACGTTCCCGAATTAAGGTTGTGACCATTGCACAGGGTTCGTGTTGTAGTGCGGCAACCTTTGTTTTTTTGGGTGGTTCAGAGCGTCGCATGGGTAAAAATGCATACCTTCTGATTCACCAAATTTCTACGGAATTTTGGGGTAACTTTCAAGAATTGAGAAATGAAATGAAGACGACGAATAAGATGATGAAGATGCTCAAGAAAATGTATCTCAGTAAGACTGAAATCCCTGAGAGGAAGTTTAAACGTCTCATGAAAAAGGACATCTATCTCACACCTGAAAAATGTATCAAGTATAAAATCGCTCACGTCGTTGACTAATAGTGACAGATCTATTGTATAGACCGAGTACAGTTATAATTATAAAAACAATACACAAGGTATTTAGATTCATCTGTACCGATGTAACTTCTGGTGGCCTAAGTCGTTCCATTCTAGCGTAATCTACAACTGGAATTCCAGACATCTATTTAAAGTTGAGAAATTAAAAATGACTACAATGGAACGACTTATCAGAAAAGACAAAAATGGTCGTGAGAGATTCACCGACATCCACGTCGAGGACTTGGGAGATGGAACCGCTGATATTGTGAAGAGCACTGGTGTGGTCGGAACTGATAAGGCTGCATTCTCCAGAACCAATGTTAAGACTGGTTATGAAAAGGCGTGCGCTCGCGCCCAAACAATGTGGAACAATGAACACATCAAGGGTGTCCAAGTTATGCCCATGTTGGCAAATAAATGGGAGGATCGTCACAAGTACATCTCCACCCCCTTCTACGTCCAACCTAAATTGGATGGGGTTCGCCTCCTTGTTTCAAAGGATGGGTGCTTCTCGAGAACCGGTAAGCGTGTCGAAGGTCTCGACCACCTCAGTGACGGACTGAGGGAGGGTGAGTTCTTAGACGGAGAGTGCTACGCACCCAACATGACGTTTGAGGAAATCACGAGTATGTTCAAGACCAACCCCACCACGTTGAACTTCTACATCTTTGATTACTTTGACTTGGAACGCCCCGAATTGACCTTTGAGGAGAGAATGGATTGTGTAAGTGTGGAGACCAAACTCCTCAAGAAGAAGTCCGAGGTGGAAAAGTGGCACGACCACTTTGTGGATCAGGGCTACGAGGGTATCATGATTAGGGAGGCCTCCAGCACCTATGAAGTTGGAAAGAGGAGCAACTTCCTCCTCAAGTTTAAGAAGTTTCAAACGGAGGAATACGAAATCGTGGGAGCCAAGACGGGGCATGGGAGGGATGCCGATGCCGTCATTTGGGTGTGTAAGCTGAATAATGAGGACCGAATATTTACTGTAAGACCCGAAGGTACGATTAAGCAACGGGAGGATCAGTATAGAGATCGAAAGAAGTACATGGGAAAAATGCTCACCGTCAGGTTTCAGAACCTGACTGATCTCGGTGTCCCGAGATTTCCCATTGGTGTGGTAGTTAGAGATTACGAATAATATTGTAATACATAAATGGCTCGTATCGCGATTGACGTCGATGAAGTCCTCGTTCATTTCCTGTACCCGATGGCTAGATCCAGAAGACTTGGAAAACCCAAAAAACCCAAATACAACTACGTGTACCGTGAAATTTTCGATATAACTGAAGAGGAATCTCAGGAGTTTGTCAAAGAGTTTTACAACTCCCAAGCATTTCGTAATCTTAAACCAATAAGAGGATCACAAAACGCCATGAAATGGCTTCGTCAAAGAAGCAAAAAAATGTATGTCGTCACTGGACGTCAAAATATTGTGAGAGACGAAACCGAAGACTGGATACACACATACTTTCCAGGAATTTTCGATGACGTCATACTTACAAATAGCTATACCCCCCAAGATGTGAAAAAGGTTGATATATGTAGAGCTCTAAACTTGGGACTCATCATAGACGACAACAAAGGAATCTGTGATGAGTGCATGGATTCGGGTATGAAAGCGATAAACTTCGTCGGTGAGGAGATGTACCCGTGGTGTGAGGAGAGTGACATCATGTTGAGGGGGTGGTCCCCATTTACTGGACACGAGTAATTGTTCCAAACTTGTCCTTCATCATAATAACTTCATCACACTTTCCACCCCTTATGGTCATCACAGGCTCACCACATGTATGACCATGTGTTTTAAATCGTTCACACGCAAACTCGGTTTTCATCGTGATATTCATATTCTCACTATATCCGATGAAAGTCTTATCTATGGAACCATTTGTGTCAATCGATTCAACCGTCACCTTGACACAATAACTTCCAAACTCCCTATCTTTTTTAATTTTAGTGGGGGGTGGTGGGTGCTCCGTGAATGCACTCATTTTTACCCCCATTCTATTCCTAATATACATAAATGGTTTGAGAAGAAGCATCTTAATTACACCTCGTTTAGATTTTTTAAGTTCATTACACTCTTTCTCTGTTTAAGGCTGTCCTTTTTCCAGCCAGTATTTTTTATATGTTCCGTGGAGGTAGCCTTCAAATTCTTAAATTTGAAAACACCATTCGTCGATAACTCCTGCCACTCGTGGAGAGAAATCTTAGAGTGCCTCAGTTCATCGGGGGTCTTCTCACGCTTGTCCAATATTCTATCATTCAGGTGATCGTCTGCCGCCCTCATGAGATAGTACGCCATCCCAGTTATTTCATCTTCGGTAAAGTGTGTATCACTACCCTCATCCAAATAATTCTTAGAGAAAGATTCCTTTATGAGAGCCCTCAGCTCATCGAAGTCTAGGTCCCCCTTACCATCTTCATCGGCGTCTTTGAAACTCTTCGTCGCTACACACGCCTGAGCGGCATAGCGAGCAGCTTCCCTCCCAACTTCATATTCTTCCTGTATCACACCCCGATAGATTTCAGATTTATTACCCAAAGCAAATTTGGCAATGAAGCTTACCAATGTGGTCGCAATCCCCAACATAACAACACCCGAAGTCAATTGAATGAGGATAAACACATAATCAACTTCCCCAACTAAACCAGTCTGCCGTATATCAAAAAGTATGCCATACCTGTAAAAATCATAGTAGATGCCATTTGGTTGACCACTGGTCAAACTAATCGGGTTGTCGATGTCAAATGTGGTGGCAGGATCTTGACTGTACACTATTTCATCACCCTTAGAGAACCATCCAATCTTCGGAGACACTGTTATGACAGCGTATACATCTTCGTTACCAATTTTCACTTGAAATTCCTTGTCCAAATAAAAGTTGTGGTACTTGACCTCGATGTTCAAACGTATTCCACTTGTTCGAACATAGGGGTATTTTTCTGAATCTTCTCCAGCACCCTCAAAACCTGTAATATCCAATCCACTCGTTTGTTCATTGAAGGGTTTATCCAGTTCAATTCCGGCAATGTTCAACCATTCAGAAACTTTTAAACGAATAGCTTCCCCCTTTTCAAAGATGTATATATTTTCGTCAGAACCCTTCGCCCTTACATAGGTAATTGGTTTTGATCCAGATTGTACAACGGAATCAAAATAGTGATTGAATGCGAAGTAACTATCCTCTATACCGGGAGCCAAAAAGTTTGTAGACTTGGAATGCTCACATCTTCCCATAACTTCTGTGGCTGCACCAAGACCATTTGGATCCGCTAAGCAACCACCACCAGGTTTTACATACCTCTGTTTGATTGTTTCATGAATGTGTGTAGTGAAAAACATAACATTCCCCGATGGCAACTTTGAAATAAGTTCAGAACCCGCATAGTATGCACACACCGGGGTCTCGTAGTTCCATTCA